TATCGGCCCGTAATAGCCGTGCTAGTTTTTTAGTCATTTCTCTGCTCCTACGTCGCCCATATAGCGTAATGATTGAAGGTTCCAACCTGCCCTACGACCTTCTTCGTCTCTACCGAATATCGGTGCCCCAATATCTCCGACCCGCAATGCTTGTGATAATGCTGCTGTTCCCGGTGCTCCTGCTTGCTGCGTAACTGTTTTTGCTTTGTTGCTGTACAACGGCCTACTAACATTTCTGTTTATTAGCGACGTTAAAATCATGTCTCTACGTTGTTGCTCTGGCGTCTGCTCTGCGGGAGCTGCTTCTTTTTCTTTTGCCGCCGCTTGAGTAGCTGCAACCGATATATCTTCTGGTGGAGCAGAAACATCTGCTTGTGCTGTAACAGTTACTGGAGGTAAAGACTTAACATTTCCAGCCCTAACATCAGTGGCAGAATATGGCCTAGAACCCGGAACAATACTTAAACTTTCTGGTTGAGCAGAAGGGTCTGTTCCTGCGGTAACTTCTACTGATGGAAGACTTCTTCCTTCTGTTCCGGTAACTTGACCGGAAGGTAAGTACGCTTTAGCAATCCCGACTTGCTCTGGACTAAGTCCAGCAGTGTCTTTCTTTTCTTTTGCAGCCGCAGCTTCTGCTTTAGCCGCATCAGCTTCTATTTTTTGTGACTGAGCAACATATCCAGTTATTGCTTTGGTTAATGCTTCTTCGTCTGAAAAACCTGCCGTTTTATATTGAGCGTATTCAGCAGTAGCCCTAGACAGAGCTTGCGTTAATGCGTTGCTCATTGTTGGGCTAGCTGCTTTAAGCCCTCGACCGGTCAAATCGGCAATAGTTCCACCGGCAGCACCAGCTATCGCATTTTGAACAATATCTTGTTTGGTTATAGCAGCAGCAACAGCTTGTCTTTCAGCATTAATTAATGCGCTTATAGCTGTTGGTTGAATGACTCCGGGGGCAAGTTCCGCTATTGCAACATTTAATTTATTTAATTGGTTTGGAATTGCTTTGGATGCTTCAATGCCCGGTATTCCATTGGTTAAACTATTAGCAGCAACAGTAGCGGCAACATTTCTAACAATGTCCGATGGATTCGCACCCGAACCAAGCTGAAGAAGTGCGTTAGCTATAATTTGTTGCGATAAGCTAAGACCGCCAGTTGCAACGCCTAATCCAACATTAAGAGCAACGTCTGCGACTTTATCAATCGTAGACGTTTTGTTCATCCTGCCTACTTGCTCTTTTAAACTTTCAGCACCTGTCAAATAACCCTTGTCAATAGTTGACATGATGTCGTTTACTGACACCCCATTTTGCTGAAGATAAGGAACATATTTATCTATGTTTCCTTTTAAATCTTTAGCTTCAGCTTTTGCTGTTCCACCGCCGCCCGGTAAATTTTGATAAATAACGTAATCGGCAACGTCTTTTTTTAATCTATCAAGACTAAAACCAACAGGGTCATTTATAGCCCTCTCAATTTCGTTTAAAGCATAATTTTTATTAGCTTTATTTAAATTATTCCAATTGCTTGGACGTAAAAGTCTGGCAACACGGGGTATCTGTGACCCCACAGGACCGTTCATAAACTGAACTGCTTGTTGATAAGTAATTTCCATTTAGTTATTTCCAAAAACCTGTTTTTTCTGGGGGCGGGGAAAAGTTTTTTAACCCGTCTCAGAAATTCCTAGGGCAGCAACAATTTGTTGATGAATGTACAAATGGGTTGCTATCCAATCGTAAAAATCTGACTCATTATTAAAATCTACATCCAACATATTGAACGGATTATTCAAATCTAAGAAGCCAGCAAACGCCTGATGTTCGACCTGATGGGCTAATAACCAGTCATCTAATTGGTCTGTTTCAGCGTCTATTAGGGGGTAAATAGGCACTGAAATGCCAGCATCCATGAATGTTTCTTGAAATAACTTATGTTGCAGACCGTTTTCAAACAAAAACTCACCCAGAGACTCATTGTCACCAAACTCAACGGTAGATAATGTTTCCATGTTCATTATTTGTCTGCCTTGTTCTCTAAGCGGTCAAATATCTTTCCTAACATTCCTTTAATCTCAGCAATGTCTGTTTTGTAATCATCTTTGCTTACATATATGTGCGGTATTTCACGAATATCGTCATCTATACGATTAAGCATCCGTGTAATGTTGTTTAGCGTCCAGCCACCGAAGAACGCAGCAACACCAACCACTAAATTAAACAAAGATTGTCCATCCATTTTTAAACAGACGCAAAAATGTAGTAATTAGAGCCATCTGATTGCAACGTAACGCTCTTGTATATCGTTGCTAACGTATACGTTAAGTTGCCATCAATTGTTTGTGAGGATGTCGTACTAATTGTTACCGCATTAGACGAACTATCAATCTTCTTAATCTGGTATTGCTGTCCGACCACCGTATTAGCCAACGGTAAGACAACGCCAAACGGGGCAGCAGGGTAATTGACCAGAATAGTTGCATTGTTGTTGTTGACCGCATACGCCGTATTCGTCCACGTAACAACATTGCTTAAATTGTTAATCCACGACAGGACAGCACTGGTTGCATTGGTCCAAGAAATATCGGTGCCAGCAGTGACCGTCACAACATTGGTCACCACGTTGCCTGTACCGCCTCCACCACCGCTGACAGCCACGTTTGCGGCCGCTGTAATGCGTCCCTGCGCGTCAATCGTAATGGCGGCTACCTGAGTAGCGCTACCGTAGCTACCGGACGTTACAGCCGTGTTAGCAAGGTTGACTGTGACGTTTGCTGTTAATGCACCGCCACCAGACAATCCTGTGCCAGCAAGTACATTGACCGTGTTGGGTACAGCACCAGCAACATTCGCTACCGCAATGTTGATAGCCGCATTAGCAGCAGCCGTTAGTCGGCCTTGAGCGTCAACAGTAAAGGTGCCTACCTGAGTAGCGGAGCCGTAAGCAGCAGCAGCAACCGCTGTATTGGCTAGTGAGATAGTTCCGGTAGACGTAACAGGACCGCCAGTTAAACCTGTGCCCGTATCAACTTGAGTAACGGTTCCTACACCACCAGAAGAAATGCTGACATTAGATGCAGAAGTAATACGACCTTGAGCATCAACAGTAATCTGAGAAACCGTAGTGGCATTACCATAGGTGCCAGCAGTAACAGCCGTATTCGCTAAACTAACGGTACCACTGGTCGTAATTGGGCCACCAGACAGTCCAGTACCCGTATTAACTTGGGTTACTGTACCTGTACCGTTACCTCCACCCCCTCCACCGCCAGCTACCTTTAGCATAATTGCTCCTTACAGACCGTCGCCCGGTGTGATATAAATTGTTGCAGTTCCACTAGCACTGATAGCTGTGAAATAAGCATTTGGTACAAACGTCAAAATCTCATCCGTACTCGGCAACAGAGGAAACGCTGTTTGTGAGCTTGTCACGACAACAGCATTGTTCGCAGCTTCAGCCGACGTACTTCCATAGCCTAGAAACACCGTTATCGTGCCTGTATTGATGACACGGTATTGGTTGCCACCTAGAGTAGTAGAGAGGCACTGAACAGGCGTAGGAGCCGCTACGTTAGCTGTGAACGTGATGGTGTTGCCCGTCTTAGTAAAGGCATTAAGTCCCACTGACCACCTCCCATGCTTGGCTGGTTTCGTTCCAGCTATATGCCTGACCGTCAGTTGGCATAGCTACTGGAGCTTGCCACTTAGCATCAGCGTCTAACGTCCAGCTTGGAAAAGGCTTGGGAGCTACAAACGCATCTATGTCAGAGTGGTAGCTATAGCCGATGCCAGCATAGTTCTTACGGAAGTTGCCGTTGTAGCTGGTCTGCTTCCAAGTACCGCCAAATAACTTCTCGCAAAAGGCTGCGCCGATGTACTCTTTCTCTACACCATTAGCATCAGCCGTGTCCTTGTTATCAACGACGATAACGGAAACAACTACATTGTTTTCATCAAGCTGTGCAAAGTGTGCCATCTGCTTCTCCTATTGCTTTATCAAATTCGTCTGACTCAATCTTCATTTTCTCTAAATCTTCAGGCAACCAAATAGTAGGAATACTGTCTTCAAACTCACGAATCTTATCCATCACCCATTGCACTTCTTCCCATGATGGGCATGGTCTAGGGTCATCCCAACGTGTAAATGTAGTGTTGGAGATTTCCCATTTAGCATTAGGACGTAGTAACGACATTGCTACGTCAATCCCATACATTCTGTAAAGTTTAGTTTCCATAGACTTTATTGGTTGATTTTAATAATTACGATGCCGGAGCCTCCGGTTGAAGCTCTGCCAGTACTAGTTCCGCTTCCACCACCACCGCCACCAGTATTAACGCTTCCACTTGCTCCCGAAGTTGCTGGAGCGCCTGTTTTATCACCATTACCACCACCACCGCTTCCACCTGTTCCGGCTGTAGCAGAGGCAGTACCTCCACCACCGCCAGCATAGGTTACGCTTGAGCCAGTAATACTTGATGCAGTTCCATTGCCACCATTTCCTCCAACATTAGCACTGCCAGCAGTTCCAACAGCAGAAGCCCCACCACCACCACCACCTGCACCTTGATTCTCAGCGCTACCGGGGCCAGAACTACCAGCGCCCCCATTACTTCCTTGTGATGGAGTAGTTGAAGGAGTGTTGCCAGAGCCACCTGCACCACCACTAAATGCACCACCACCGCCTGAGCCACCGTTGCCGCCACTACTATTTATCCCTGCGCCTCCCCCACCACCTGCTGATACGATACCCGGAGATTGAAATGGAGAAGATGAACCTCCCAAAATTGATGAGTTACTGCCACTCCCACCTGAACCAGCACTTGGGCTAGAGCTAGTTCCACCAGCACCAACCGTAATTGTGTATTCAGCTCCGGCTGTAACAGATACGGATGTTCCGGTTCTAAATCCACCTGCGCCACCACCACCTGCACCTTGAGACGAACCGTTGTCAGTAAATCCACCGCCACCACCACCAGCTACGACTAAATAATCCACGCTAGTCACACCTGTAGGGCATACCCATGTAGTAGATGATTTAAATGTAAAGACTGTTTGTGATGCTACGGAATAAGAAAGAATGACTATGCCGGAGCCGCCACTACCACCAACTGATGGGCTTGACCCCCCGCCGCCACCACCGCCTGTGTTAGCTGTGCCAGATGTTCCGGCAACAGGGTCTGTAGCACCATTCCCGCCGCCTCCAGAGCCACCGAGTCCTGCAGTTCCTCCAGAACCTCCCCCGCCGCCAGCATAAGTAACAGATGAACCTGAAATTGTTGAGGCAGTTCCGTTGCCTCCAGTTCCACCGGTACCAGCAGGAGATGTAGAAGCATTGCCACCTACAGCACTAGCGCCACCGCCACCGCCGCCCGTATTATCTGCGCTGCCTCCGTTATTACCTTGTGATGGAGTTGTAGAAGGAGTATTTCCAGAACCGCCGGGTGCTGTTCCTTGGCCTCCGCCACCACCTCCTGAACCACCAGAGCCACCAGTTACGCCAGCAGATGACGAACCAGCGCCATACCCACCACCGGCAGAAGTAATAGTTGAGAAAACAGAATCGTTTCCTACGGTGCCATTACCAGAGCTAGAACCAGTTAATGCAGCACCTCCAGCACCAACGGTAATTGTGTAATCAGTTCCAGCGGTAACACTTAGACCTGTACCTGTACGAAAACCTCCAGCTCCACCGCCACCACTATAATAACGACCACCACCACCACCGCCAGCAACGACAAGGTAATCAACCGCAGTCACACCAGTAGGAGCAGTCCACGTACCAGACGCAAGGAAACGCTGAATGACGGTTACACCACCACCGCCACCTGCACGGGCGATAGCTTGCGTAATTTTTGAAAAAGCAAACATTGGAACCTCTTATGCGTAGTTCTGTGAGTAGTTTCCGTACCAGTTCGTACCATCAGCGATAAAACTCAGAATGTCTTTATTGCCGGTTGTAGTAATTGTTGGTGCAGTATTGGCAGCCCACTTAACGCCAGTAAACGTAGCATTAGCAGTAGCAGCACCGGTCACAATTAAGATAAACGACTTACCAGCGGTTGCCGTTGGCATCGTAAACGTACACGTATTAGCCGCCGTTAATGTCACCGTCTGAACTGTACCGTTACTTAACGACAACGTATTAGTTGTTGTTACTGTACCGATAGCAACAACAGACTCGGTGTAGTTAGTGTAAGTACCGTTACCTATAGTGACTGCATTAGCAGTTCCGCTAGTAATAGTGACGTTTGGAAACGTCATATTATTTAACGTAGTAACAGTATTTCCAAGTTGGATACCGGTATTACCAAGCGTGATAGCTGTAGCAAAGTTCGTATCAAGCTGAGATAACGGTATGGATGTAGTTGCCGTAGCAAAAGTATATGTAACAGGCATTTTAGAACCTCACTCTCAATTCATGTTCGTATTCAAAACCGTTGTACACAACGCCAGCATTGGTCGATGTCACGGTCATTCCCAAGTATTTGCCATACTGCTTGGCATCTGTTTTGTACAACGTGTACCCTGTCGAGCCAGTAGTCCAATTGATTACTGTTGAACTATTGTTAATCCAAGGAATAGGTGCGGAAAAGTTATTTATCCAAGTTACTGTTTGACCCAATTCAACAGAAGGACTAGAGCCAGTTTCAGAATCAACTGACACAGTAATAATTGAAGAATTAGTTAATGTCGCTTCAATACCAACCTTCAACGCCTGTTTAGTTCTAATCGGGTCTTTCATCGGATTTAAAGACGTTTGAACATAACTATTAATGCTTGCCGTTGTGTTCGCATACATCTTTATGCACGATGTTCCATCTGTACCGTACAACGTAATTCTTCCGCTTACCGGAACAGAAGTAACAAACTTTAGATTGTTTCCTGCGCTAGTAAAAAACCATTTCTTTTCAAAGAAAATAGCTTGTATATATCTATTGCTGCTTGATGTTCCTAACCCACCTGTATACCGGAAATTAAACGCAGCACACAGAATGTTGTTTAGCAGAACCTGACCACCAGAAGTAGAGCCAGTAACAAAATCAACATTAGTAAATATGCCGTCCAAAGAGTCAGAAATCTTTGACGTTGTAGAGCCAACAAGCGCATAAACACCATACTCATTCATAAACAGCACAGAACGGAAGTACGGGAAAATGGCATAAGCCAATTTAGTACCTACCGATGCACTGACGTTCGTGTTCGTAAACAAGGTCGTGCCAGCCGTTGTAACCCGCACATCCGAAAATACGTTAATGCTATCGTCACCAAAAATATACAAAAAGTTATTGGCTGACAATAGCTGAATAATATTTCCGTGCAATGTCGCATCAGTAAGCACTACCGTACCAGCCGATACCGTTACAAAGTCACTGTATGAACCAGCGGCTGAGTAATAAACTGTTCTACCGCTAGAAATCCAAACCCGTCCTGAAAACGATTGAATACCTGAATTGGTTTCGGTATTAATAATTGCCTTGGCTGTTGCGTTACTACCGCCACCACCAGTAATAGACACCGTGATGTTTGAACTGTTTGAGTAGCCAGTTCCATTGTTTGTCATAATGACCTGAGTCACTATGTTGCCGCTAATAATGGCTATACCGGCTGCATTAGCTCCACCACCGCCAGCAATGCTGACAGAAATATTGGAAGAATTTGTATAACCAGTTCCACCATTAGTCACTAAAACAGATACTGTTCCTTGAGCAAACGTCGTAACGGACGCCACCGCATTAGCACCCGTTCCTCCACCACCATTAAAGGTTACGGTTGGAGAAGCCGTATAGCCAGAGCCAGCTTCAAGTAAAGTAACAGACGAAACGGCATTAGCAGTAACGGTAGCAATAGCTGTAGCTTGTATTCCGTTCGTCTGATTCGGTGCTGAAATAATGACCGCAGGAGCAGATGTATAACCTGAACCCCTGCTAACAAGTCCAATAGAACCCACTGAACCAATAGAAACTAAATTAGTTCCATCCCACGTAAAGTAACCTTTAGTTGGGTCACTAATTAAAACACGTTCGTTTTTCCATTGGCTAACATTTATGCCGCTAGTAGAGAACGTGCCAGCAGATGCTAACGTGCCTTTGGTATTGGTTGTCAGATTGACGTACTCGCAACTACCGTTATCCTCAAACGCTATCAAATAATCATCTAAGCCAATGTTTGCTGAGAAGAAATTAACTACCGTGTTTGAAAACGTAATACTTCCCACATTGTCGTAAGTAGGCGTAATTTTTAAGTTAGCGTAGCCCACGGGCATGGCGTTCTCAAGCCAGAAGAATTCATCGTCGCCAATAGCCGTGCGGTTAGCTTTCGTGTTGACTCCCCGAAAGTTCTTAACGACTTCATACGATTTCTTTTGTTCTGCGGCAGCCATGACCTAGTACGCTCTGGAATAAGGGTCAGGCAATCTCCGAGTGTAGATGGACGCCTGAACCGCTTGAATTTGTTGCTTGTACTGACCTAAATAAATCTCAGCCTCGCCAAACGACTGTTCATAATATTTAGCAAGGTAAGCAGCATAAAACTTAACTGTAGAAGAAAACGGTTCGTTAATATTATCCGCATCCGTCAGATTTACTAAATCTGTTGGCAGGAGAACCGTATCTAAATCAATTACGTAAGCTATGTCAGGAACGGGTCCAATATAGATTTGAGATTGCCCATAAATGCTGTAAGCAACCGGTGTCCCGATACGGTTTTGCCAGTAACGCAGTTGTGCGTTGAAGTCAGTCCAAGGCATATACCGCAACGGTATTCTGGAATTTCCCCAATAGAGGTTAATGTTGATGACGTCCAGAGTCAAAGTTCCAGACGGCAAACAAGAATAGTTAATCAGCTCAGACGGACCGGCGTACTGAACCGTAGCGGTTCCGCTAGTAAACGGTGCGCTTGGCGGGTAAATATCGGTTGACGATGGATAATTAGGGTTGTCCCCTAAAACACCGCCGACAGTTACCGCATAAATATAGATATTGGAAAATACGTAATCACCCGCACTTACAACTAAGCCGGATGACCAAATTACAGGGTTACTTCCACCAGCCACCGGGGTACAAGGCGTTTGACTTGTTTGGACCGTGCGGAGACACCCTGTATCACGAACAACACGCGCTCTAGCACCATTGATGTAATCAGTTAGCTGACTATTGGTGTAAAAATTTGCGTTTGCATCGTGCAACAGGTATCTAACAGCAGTAATGTAGCTTTGCAGGGTCTGCGACATTTACGGTCCATATTAAGCTGCTACGTTGACTTTTCCCCCAACCTCTTTGGGAGGCAGGGGTACTCTTTCAACCACCGGGGATAACGAGTGGACTTTCTTTGGCGGCTGGTCCGTAATCAGAATCTTTTCAAGGATTTTTAATCCGGCGGGAACATCTGCCTTCGTCTGAATCATCGCCAACCGCGCCATATACGGTTCTTTATCAGGGTCACCATGCCCGAATATGTGACAAACAGCCTCCAGCGGCACCTCTATACTTTCGCCTACTGGAAACGTATAGGAGATGTAGTTGTAGCTGAAGGTTATGGGTTTTTCCCATTTGTTTGTCACATAGACGGTTTGCATAGTTAGAAGCTCACAACATCGCCATACACCCGAATATCAACGGTATTGTCATTGCCAGTGGCAGTGTTTACGTTGACAAACAAGGCTTGGCTGTTAAAACCAGAAACAAGGACATTACCACCAGTTATCGCAATATCTTGGAAAGTGATTACACCAGTAATGCTAGCTAGTACAACATTTCCAGTAACTAGATTTGCGCCATCAGCGGTAGACGAAATAGAAATATTTCCAGAAGCTGCGCTACCGGACGGGTTACATACCGTAATTCTACGGATGATTACGTCGCCGGACGTAGTTGTCGAATTTCCTTTCGTCAAACCACCGCTAAGAAAAGGAAGGGCAACAACAGCATTGCCCGTCGTATTTAACTTAGTTGCTGTAATAGTGGCAATACGCCCTTCACCAAATGAGTCAAGGTATAGTTGACCGACTGAATCAGCGTTAGCCATGACGCCCCCTTAAGATGCAAACGTGCTGCTGACGTTCTGACCGCCGTTAGTAGCTAACAGAGTTATAGTGTCGCCGCCAGCGTTTGTGGTTTTAGCAAATACGTTGACGCCATCAGAAAGAATGACACCACCAGTGTTTGCCGGAAGCACAGTTGAGTTAGAAGTATTGCTTGTAGAAGCAATA